AAAAAGGTAGCAAACATCCAAAAACTTTGGGTCAAGATTGATCGATACAACTCAGTTCAAGAAGGAGCAGAGCGTCCATATGATATCACAGATCTTTTTACTCAAGTTGAAACTGAAATCACCGAATTAGTAAAGCTTAAAGCTAAGATACATTCTGTTTCTGAACCTATTCGGGAAAGCATCTTTGAATTATCAGAACTAAAGAACCTAGTACAACGAGTAAAATCAGTAGACACGACCAATGGAATATCTCGTAATCGATTTGATTCGACTAGCTCATTAATGAGTGCCGTTCTAGATATCAAATGGCAAGACGAAAAAATTGAATCACTTGAGGCTCAAATTGAAAAAATTCAAGAGAGACTTGATAAATTTAATCACACTCAAGAGATCTAAAAAATGGGCGATTCTAGTTGGAGTTAAGTCGATAATAGCTTCTCAAGAGACAGCAACGTCCATACATAGTAGCTAGGATAATTTGATTGTGATACTGTACTCAAAATTCAAGATGTAAGAGATCAAAACGGTAAACTTCAGTCAATCAAAACTCATTCGCTTTATTTACTTTCTCCTCTAGGAGAGCCCGCAATACTAAAAAAGAGGACATTATGTCCTCTTTCTTTTTTATATTAGGTTAGATTAACCGATCTTAGTAATATAGTTATTTTAATGTAAGCAAGTATTTAAGCTTATTGATCGCTGCCAGCATCTCATCCCTTAGGTTTAATAGATCGCTATCTCGATTACTGTCTAGCTTATGATTAAGAGATAATAGAAATCCTGTAATTGTTTCTAAGAATTCATCTATTTTAACTTCTCCAATGTTACATAAGATTATTGCATCCATTTCTCCTTCAACAGTTACTCTACCGTATTTACCCATGTAAATCTCCATGAATTCATCAGATAATCCATTAAGAGTATCATAAATATCACCAAATGCTATGTGTTTAGAATAAGATTGTGTCTGCCAATGGAATACTTTAAATTGAGACTGTATTCCTAAGAATGTTGAAATTAAACTTGTCATATTTTATATTATTATGTTTTATTCAAAATAATTATCGATGTAATCATTTTCAACGTATTGATTGGTTGAGGAATCCTGTAAACCACCAGTACCTGCTGCTCCAGCGAGTGATCCTACCGTTCGCGCAAACCTCACTGCCTGTTCAAAAAGAGCCATCTCCTCCTCATATCTCTGTCTAGCCAATCGCTGGTCAGACGACTCGTTTCCCCAGTTAATAAATGACATATTTACCGATTATTTTTATTATTTATCTCCATAAACAAAAAAAAGAGGACTCTTTCGAATCCTCTTTCATTTTTATCTTAGTAAAGATTATACTACGAATGATGTAGAACCTGTAAGAACTCCGATAGCAGCAGGATCGATATCCATGCTTACGTATTGAGTTTCAGGATGCCATCCTGCTTCAGTAATCGCGTATCTTGATTTCATACCGATTTTTGGAGAGAATGTTCCTTCAGAGATAGTCTGAAGAGATTCAGCCATGATGTATGGCATGAATTTAACACCTGGTTCTTCGTCAGCTCCTTTACGACCGATAGCAAGTCTTGAATCTCCCCAAGACATGTTAGGGTCAACATAAACCTGTACACCATAAACTTTACCAGCTGGGTAAAGGTTACCTGCAACTCCACCCATATCAGTTGGAACTTGTGCGATTGAGTAACCAGCAACATCAGCCATTGCAGAAGCAATACGTCCGTTAGTTACTAAGAAAGTACCAGCTCCGAAACGTCCTCTGTGGTAGATTAAGTTAGCTAATTCAAGGATTTTTGTAACCAATCTTCTTTGTAAAGTAGATGTGTTATCAAATCCACCAGCAGTCAAGTCAAGAGTAGTTACACCTAAACCTTCAACTAAGTTAACTTCAGCAGAGTGAACGTCAGCCAATTGAAGAACTCGGTCAACTAATCTTTTGTTGATTGATTGAGCTAAGTCATTAACCGCTACGTTTTCCAACATAGAGATAACGTCATAATTCCAAACGCGGTTTAAGTCTTGGATTTGCTCAACTGTTGCAGAGATAGATACTTGATCAGTCTCAGCTTCAACGAATTTAGTGAACATTCTTAATCCCATTTGACGGAATTTAGAGTTTTCACCAGCCTCTCTCTTCATTGATCCTGGTACAGATCCTGTAGTAGGAAGGTAAGAACCATTGAAAGGAGTAGTAGCGTAATCAGCATCAGATACAGATGTGAAACCAGAAATGTGGTTTTCTAATGCAGAAACTAGAGATACTCCAGTAACAGGCGCAGTAGCTACATCAACTCCGATTGTTATGGTCTGACCTGTGAATTCACCAGCTGGAGTGTTATCTCCAATAACTTGAGCGTCATCGATGATTTTGATGATAACTGTACCGTCAACACGTGAGTATCCGACAAAGGTAGCTGTAATATCACCAGTAACACCACCAGTAACTGAGTCACCAGGAACATATGTACTTCCAGGGAAATTAGCAGAAGTCAATCCTTCTAATTTAACCATGTATGGATCAAACTCAGAACCAGATGTTCTACCGCCTGCATATAGATAATCCAAGTAAGGAAGGAATCCAACTGGAGAATCCATAGGGATAACTGGAACTAGGTCGAAACCAATAGTTTTTGCTGCTACTTGAATAGCAACTGGAAGAAGAGATGGGAATTTATCACCAGATCCGTTTCCTGCAGCTGAGTAGCTGTTTTTTACACCACCTGAAAAAGGAGTACCACCGTTGATAGATGTTGGTGCTTGTGGGTTTCCCATAAAACCTCCAAGAGAACCTGGAGTTTGGAAAAATACACCTGGAGTAGATTGTTCGAAGATTGGTGTAGTGTTATCAAAGATCGCGTGGTTGTGAGCGTACTCAGCTAACCATGGAGTCTTAGCAACATCAGCACCGTAACCTTCTAAAATCGGCTGCCATGTGTTCGTTAAGCGATTGTCGCTTGAACGTCTGAAAATTTTAGTACGTGCCATTTGTTAAAATGATTTTTTTATTTTTGTTACAATCTAGAATTTGCGCTTCTTAGCATTGTTTCTAGGTAACCTTGAGAGTAACCTCTCTGCATCTCAACAACCTGATTTACAGGTATTAGGCCTTCTGTACTTTGGCTTTCGTTGAGTTGTTGCGTTATTTTTGCGTTTCTTTTAGTTGATTCAATTCTTTCATTGATTCCTCTCATATCAAGATCATCCCAAAATGCTTTAACTTGATAAGGAGTGTTTACCGTATAAAGTTGAGCTTTTGCGTGAACTTTGCTCTTTTCACTCTCATTCATTTCATTCCATAGAACTTTATATTCTACTGGCATGAATCTGATATAAGTAGGAATGTTTTGCTCTTTATGATTAACTACTGCTTCCATGATTCCAACGATATCGTTTTCGTTAAACCATACAGATCCGTTTAGAGCTTCAACAATAGCTTGTTTAGTGTTTGCTTCTAAATTAAAGAATACTTTTTTGTTAGCTTCTCCCATAACTTTTAAGAATGGATACTTATTTTCTAACACTGCTTTAGATGACTTGTCATTCACCTCAGTGATAACTTGATCAACTTTAGAGATTAATGAATCGATTGAGTTAGATTCGTTTAATTTAGAAACTCCACCAAGAATATTTCTCTTAGATACGATGTTTCCTTCTCCTAAAGATTCAGCGATGTATTCAGAGTATCCAATAGATTGACCTAATTTTTCAGCGATGTATTGAGAATAGTCTCGGTTTAAGTTGATGTTTTCTGCCAAATACTCACCAAATTCAATTGAACGATTTGCTCCTTCAGCAACGTATTCAACATACTGTAAACCTTTATCTAACTCTTCAGCTAAATAGTTTTGGTATTTAATAGAGTTGTTTACGTTTTCTTTAATGTACTCAGCATAATTAATAGACTCGTTTAATTTTCCAGAAAGGTAATCTTGATAGTTAACTGACTGGTTTAATTTTTCTCCCAAATAAGAAGAATAATCAATTGAGTTATTAACTGTCTCAGATACGTGCTCAGTATATCGAATAGATTCATTTAATTTGTGAGACATGTAATCTGCAAAATTAATTACTCCTTCTAAAGACTCCGCTAAATAGTTAACAAATCCAATTAGCTCAGAATTGCTAGCTCCATTAGTTGATTGAGAAGACTCAAGAATAGACTTATGATTTCTAAGTTCCTTTTTAATTCCATTGAATTGTGTTTTAAGAACTTCTGAATATTTATCCATTTGATCTTTTGTTACAAACCCGTTCATTGTGTTGTTATTTTTTTGTTCTTGCAAAGTCCCTTGGAACTTAGTTCCTGAACTATTTTCTAATTTATTTATCTTATAGACTTTAAAATTATCTGCAAAGTTTAAACTTTCTGAAATATCCATTAGTCCAGACTTATGGATAAAAGAATTTTGTTTCATTGAATTATAACTCTCAGTAATCATAGAGAAGTCATTCTTTAGGGATTCGCTAACAGTTTTACGTAAAACTGCTTCAGTAAATCCAGGCTCTCCTACTAAATCATAAGTAAAGATTCTCTGTAACTTAACGTATCCGCTTTCGCTAACTTGACCTGCAGCTCTAGATGAAACTGATAGCTGAACTCCTCCATCAAGTAAAGCTTTCGCTAATTTACCGTGTGGAGTGTTTTCTAACAATCTGACCTTAATATAAACCTTATCACCTCCGTCATAGTTAAGACCCTCAATGATGTGTGAAGCTTCACTTAACTTTGGCTCAAAATGCTGTGGATGATCTACTGTACCGACTAATTGTCTTTTTGAGATCTTTTCCTGTAAATAGGTAAGGTGTGGTAAGTATTCAGATTTTTCATAGACTCTTCGGTTATTATTCATCTGACCGAATACCGCACATACTCCTTCAAGTACTGCGCCGTTTGCTGATGATTCTCTAACTTGAAGTTTTTCACCAACGTTTTCAACGATTAGAACCCAATCGCTGTTGTTAATTTGTGCTGAATTTAGATTTGACAAAGCCCAAAATATTTTTTATTATTTATTAAGGGCTTCTTTGAACTTTTTAAGTTTTATTTTCGCAATTTGATAATATTGATTTTAATTTTATAAAATCTTCTTCTGGAATATCCTCAATTTGAGGCAGGACGACATTAAATTTTACTAAATACTCTCCTAAGTTACCCTGCTCGTCGATTATTCCCTCATTAGGTATCGAGAACTTTAGATTAGAAGCAGATTTTGGGTTATTAAAATCCACCTCGTATTTTTTATCAACTAGCGTTTTAATCTTGGTTTTTTCTCCATTAAAGAGAACGCTTTTTAGCGGAAGGTCGACCGTTTGAACTATTTTATTTCCCTCGATCGTAATATTTTCTGGAAAAACAAGTTCAAGCACAACATGAAGGTCTCCAATTATCGGAACCTGGTCTATTTCTCCCCATATGTTGAGCTGGCTCACGACGTCCTCGTTTCCAAGCTTAGGCACTCTTGCCGAAACTGAGTACGAACCTCCCTCCTTTTTAATTATGATGTATTTTTTTCTAAGATCGATCGTTATGAATATTTCTTTTTCCTCAGTGACCTTATTAAAGGTTAAAGCATTTCCGGATTTTCCCGTATAGTTTATTTTTTCTCTAGAAAAGCTAAGCTCTATTTTTTTTCCGAGCATTGCCTCACTTAGTTCCAATTTATCGCGAACATATATGTTAAGGTGATCAGCACTAGGTGCAGGATTGTGAGTCTTGCCTTGTGTTTTTCTAGATCGTTCAGATGACCTTTTTCTAAAGTCCGGATCCGAAAAGTTTCTAATAAAATCGTCAAATCCAAATCCTCCAGAAGCAGAATCATCCGTTGACCAGCTAAATTTAGTCTCACCGGCAGACCGGTTAAACGTTACCCTATCGTATTTTCCTCTCTTTTCATCATCGCTAAGCACCGCGTATGAATCTGAGATCTTTTTAAACATCTCTTCAGATTCCTTGTCTCCTCCATTCTTATCTGGATGATATTTTACTGCAAGCTTCTTATATGCTTTCTTAATCTCTTCTTTTGTTGCATTTTTTGCAACACCTAGGACAGAATAGTGATCCATTAAAAATGATTTTTTTAAACTATGTCTAATTTATATTGTATAAGAAAAAAAGAAAAGGTTCTATGGAAAAATCTAAGTTATGCGTGGCAATCGACTGGAAAGCTACTGATGATCTTAATAACTTAAGGATCATAAAGAACCTAATCGCCTCCTTTGACGGTACCCAGGTCGATTATGTGACTCTTGACACATACGAGAGCAAAATGATTAACTCTAAGATGTGTGACGAACTTGACGATTTTTGTAGAGAAAGAAACATTTCTTGGTTTCCACAAGTAACCTCGATCAGGGCAGTTAATCTTACCCGACCCTACTATTCTAGGCTTCCAAACGGTAAGATAGGATACATGGTAGGAATTCCTTCCACCTGCATTCAAGACACTGCTCTTCTTACCCATGCTAGAGAAAGTTCAGATTATTTGGTTCTCTATACCGGCTCAAACGCTCAAAGGGAGATCGACCGAGCAATCGAAACTGCCCGTCCCGACCTAGTCATTCACCATTCCCATGGAGAAGTCAAGCTTGACTACATAAAATATCTTCAGGGAATCTCCATGGAATTTGATAACAGATATTCAACCGGTTTTAAGAATAACTTCTCCGCCAGTACTTCTTTGCTGATTGCGGCTCACATGCTCAGTGCAAGTTTTCTTGAATTTACGATTGACGTTTCTAATGACAACTCAGAATATTATCTAGAATCACCAGGTGAATTTAAAGAATATTATCAATTGGTAAACGATCTTGTTGAAATAGATAACTCTAGAGGAGGCTATGAGGCCCGTCAATTAAGTAAAAAGGAAAAAGAATTAAAGAAAAAATGAAAATTACCTTAAAAAACATCAAACACTACATAGAGGGAAACCTTAAGATGCTTGGCGACAAGATTCATCTTCTCTCTGAACATGAAAAAGAGCAAGTAGCATATCGAGCAATGATTTGTAAGGATGACTGTGTGGAGTTAGGCTACTGTGCCTATTGTGGATGCGATGTTCCGGGAAAGTTATACGTCAAGGAATCTTGTAATTTCGGAGAGCGTTTTCCTAACCTAATGAATAAATCTGATTGGGAAAAGTTTAAGCTCGATAATGGGATTAACCCGGAATAAGTGAGAGCCCAGTAGTCACAATCGTCAGCGTGCTAACTAGGGTTAACACGACCGGCGGCAATTCGAACTTTAATTTATTAGCCAGTGTTATCACAGTGGTTAGAGATGACAAGACTATGTTTAAGGTCTTAAGTAGATTCTTTTTTGTCTGTAGTGCCATTGCTAGCGTGTATGCTGGATTTGGTGCAGAAGGTGGAACCGATACTGCTGGAGGTATAGCAGCCGTCGTAACTGCTGCCTGAGTCTCAGTAGGAATAGAGTCAAGTGCTTCACTGGCCGTCTTATATTCCTGTTTCATTTTGATAATATCCTCTTCGACTGCAGGTTTAAGATTCTTTTTTATCTCTTCGAGTACTTTTTTCTTGGCTTCTTCGGTTGACCGATCCGCTTCTTCTTCAGACATTCCACGATATACCTTTTCTGCTTTTGCATTATCAATCATCGTTAGGTACTTACCGAGATTCTCGTCCTTTTTAATCAGGTTTTCAATCACGCTATCTGCGTTTAATCCAGGAATATCTGTTCCTAACGATCCTAATTTAGTTATTGCTTTTGCTTGATCTTCTAGTGCCATCTTTATTTAGTTTTTGTGGTTCCGCTTATTACTCCGCTATCTGGAAGTATCGGTGTCAATGGTGGAGTACCAGATGATGGGTGAACATGAGTATTAAACATATTAAGAAAAGTCTCTCCCTTCAATAAATATTCCGATATGCTTGGAATATCTGGTGACCCTAATTCTATATTGGGTGAATCCACTACTACCTTATTATCAGTCTTAATCGTTATTAGGTTATCCGGTGCTAAGTTAATGCTTGCTCCCTTTACTGAGATCGTTAGTCCCTTACCTATGGTAAACCACAGTTTTAGCTCCTGGTCTCCATCGAATAGAATGATATGACTTCCATCATACTCAGTATTCAACTCGTCCTTGATATCTTGTGCCAATTCATGGATCGCAAAGTATTCCGGTGAGTATGGATTACCATTATCGAACTTAACGGCAACAATACTTCCTACTTTAGGTATAGAGATCGAACCTGCCTTGCCCCCTTGTCCAAAGAACAGACTCTTGTTTTTAGGATATGCCCATGGTACATCCTCAGCGGGCAGATCATCATGGATGCTATATACTCTAACCCTAGCTCTTCCCTCTTTTCTGGGATCATCTATTAACTCAATTACTCCTAAAAACTGTTTATCTAGAAGGTCATTAATGTCTCTATTTGATATGTCGTGATTTCTATCTAACA